ACCTAAACGTCTTTGGACATCTTCGGTGTAGGTAACATCTTTACCATAGCGTGGATCTGACATAGCAGTAACTACTTCTGCTGTTGATCTGTAAGGTGTAGGTCCACTGGAGGAAGCCTTGCCTGATACTAAGTTTGGTTCGACACCCATAGCGTTATTGTATTGAGAATAAAGACCTTGTACTGCAAATTTAATTGCTGTTGCATTTGCTGTTTCAGTTAAAGTATTAAATTCTTTAACCTCTTCAGCAGGGAGATTGTCTATAGCCCATGCCACCATCTTACCGTAGTTGTCATCTCCACCGACTGAATCTTTAATGCCTTGTATCTGAGCAGTGGCAATATCTTCTCCAGAAGTTGCACCACCTCTTAATCCATCAAGGTAGGTGTCGATCACCTGTTTAGAAAACCCTGCTTCTCCTAACTTTGTATAATCATCTTCATTAATCTCACCTGATTCTGTAAATCTGTTAGATATTTCCTGTGGATCAATACCAACTTCTTCTAATACTGAAGCAAGACCATCACCATAAAACTCTTCTGCATTAAATTCAGTGTCGTTAGTTTCGGTTTGTTCTTCTTCTGTTTGAGGTTGATCTTCTTCTGTAACAGTACCAAGCTTACCTTCAAGTTCTTTGTAACTGGCAGCAAGATCTTCTACTGATTTAAACTTTCCAAGAATAAGACCGTTATCATCAGTTTCATTTTTGGCTAAAGTTTGTAAGTCTTCAGCAGACATTGGTGGTGTCTCTGTGACATTTACCTGGGATGAAGTCATAGAATTTGTTTAGTTATAAGTAATTGTATTGCCATTTTTGGTTTCGACCACCTTTGGCTCTGTAGGTGTAGGTTCGTCATTAACACCTAGTTCACTTACTATAGCTTTTGCTACTTCAGTTTCTGGTGTTGGATCAGGCTTCTTCGTTGGCATTAGTTTCCTCCGTTAGTTGTTGTGCGTTTGCATTTTTCTGTGGATCTAATAAAGGAGATCCAAGAGCAGCAGGTCCAAGATGTTGAATAAGTTGCTGCTGTTGCATAGCTTGCATCTCAGCCTGTATCTCTTCCTGTGTCTTCACTAGGTTAGCAGTATCTATTCCTATTGAATTTGCTAATCGTTTTATTGCTTCATCTACATTCATGTACTGACGCATTATGTCTGGACCTAAAGCTTGCGACACCGTTCCAATAAATTCAACAAGCTTATTACGATCATTACCTCTACCAAGACCTTGAACACCTGTAACGATCTTCGGTTTAACTAACTTCTCAGGTAACTTAGGAGCTTTACCAGACCTAACCAGCATGTGCATCCTACGTCTTAAGTAAGGTAGTTGAAACTCTTGAGTAAGGATGCTGTAAATACCACCCAAAGAATTTTCTAATTCATTAGCCATCATGGTAACTTCTGCTGCTGTTACTCTTTCTGCATCTCTTTGTACAGACCTTGCCATGAGAAAGGCATACTCAAGTCTTGATTCAATACGTTGAATAGCAGCAAAAGATACTTGGAAGTCTGCTCCCTTGTTGACTTGCATCACAGAAATATCAGCGGCACTTCCTTCTCGTATTGCACCGTTAGGAGCTTTAGCTAGGGTTGCTGCTCTGGTTACACCGTTGGGGTTTACAAGGAATAGAGTCTTAGCTGATGCTGCTGCACCTTCTATGATGGCTTGCATCAAAGATTCTAAACTAATCAAGTCGCCACGATACTCTTCAACGTACCCACGACCATAATCTTCTCCATCTATTCTTACGAACCTGAGAGTAATCCAGGGGGATACATCTACTTTGGATCTGCCATCAGTACCTGGTATTTTTTCTCCTTTACATTCCTGATACCACAGGAAGTCATCATTTACTCTTTTGACGTATGTATATATATCAAGGTCACTATCCATTGTCTTCTCATCATAGTTATCTTTTTTCTTGATCTGTTCTAAGAAGTCTTTTGGTAAAGCGTTAGGGTGTATTGATTCCTGTGTAATGATCTCTAATATATTACCTACTGCATCTCTTTTACATACAAACTTTGATAGTGAATATACTTTCAATCCGTCATCTGTGAGATAGAGAAGAACATTCCCTCCAACAATCAGATGCTTCAATGCTTCAAACATTGCAACTCTGTCGTTAGAGATCTCTATCTCATTCATCAAAGCTGTTTCTATTGTTCGTAATCCTTTATCTATCTCTGTTTCTAATCCTTCCTGTCCTTGCTTCAAAAGTTCAAGACTATCAATACTTAGTTTGAAAAAGGCAGTTGATGGAGGGAGTAAAGCAAATAATAATTTAGATGCAAGACTGTTAACACCTCTAGCACCTACAGCTTGAAATGGAGTTTTTATCTTTGCTCTTGTACCTGTTGTACTCTCAGGTATCAGACTAGGTATGGTTAGCTTTGATGATTCTTTAGCTTCTCGATCAAAGGTAGATCTTGCACTTTGTAGTTGTGCATATCTACCAGCAGCAGTTTGTCCTTGTGTTGAGTATTCCATAGTTAAGCTGATCTAGTCTTACGACCTGTAATACCTCTAGAGTATTTTCTTTTATTAAAGTTACGTTTTGCTCTTTCTTGATTTGCTGTTCTTCTTGCTCTATCAGATTGTGACATTCTGCTACTTGTATTTAATAAATTTCCTACTGTTTCAAGATTTGGATCTAAATAAGTTCCTTCTCTTTTTTGTCTTTTAATTTTTAATTGTTCTGTTGCTTTTTTTGTATCTTTAGGATTATCGACACCAGTTTGTGACCCTGTTACTACAGGAGGTGCATCACGAAAAGTTGGTGTTTGCTGAATTGATGCTCTTGGACTTCCTAAAATGCACATAATCAATACCTAAGATTGCTAGACCCTGTTTGTTCTTGACTTAATAAAGGTATTCTTAATGAAGATGTACCCAATCTTCTTCTGCTTCTTTGGGTTGGTGTTCTTCTTCTTCTTTGTCCTTCAGCCCTTTGTTGCCCAACCACTACACGTTCAGCAGTTTTTTCTGGCCTTGGTGCTGTTGGTCTAGGTTCTGGTAAAGGTGGTGGTGAAGGTCTTCTTCCAACGCACATAGCTAATTCTCCAAGACTGATTCGGTGAGCATGGTATCTTTTTGCCTAGCTTGTTGTTCAATAAGATAATCAACAACAAACCTTTGCCCTGCCCTATACCATACCTCTCTATCAGTTAATGACAAATCAGGATGACGATTAGGAAAGATTTGATCTAAAGCAAAAATCAGTTCATCTGTAATAACAGGAAGCTTTTCAGATGACATGATTAGTAAGATTTAAATATATTGTAGTTCAATTTAGATAATAAAGTATAGCAGGTTTATATTTATGTGATAAGGTGTTTACAGGCATACCCCGAAGTCCTAACGGATCAGGCTGTTACTGCCTTACTAAACACGGAAATACCAGTAGCTGACCGCCATTAGTTACTGGTTTTTTTTATGGAGTCCAGAGAGATACTTCTCCTGTGTTGTAATCAAAGTCTCCATCTCTCAATATTCTTGCAAGCTGTGCGTTAAGTACAGCATCAGCAAAGTCATATTTCTTTTTCTCATACGCAGCTACTACCTTCTCCCACATCTGTTCTAATGTTTTAGATTCTCCCAGTATCTTCTCTGCTGTTACTGGTCCTACTTTATCTATACCAAAATAGTTATCTGTACTGTCTCCTGTAAGAGCTTGCTTCATCCAATGTCTATCAGCCTTACGTTTGGTTATAAGTTCTAAGTCTTCACCTGCTAACAGTGTGCAAGGTACAGATCTCATGTCCTTATCTATTGACACAATGATAGGGTCTGGATATTTTTTGCTAGTTGCAAGTAATCCAAGAACATCATCGCCTTCTAACCCTGGATAACTTTCAGACGTATATCTTTCTCTTACTTGTTCTATTGTTTCTCTGTAACGACAAGGCTTTCTTTTTTCTTTTCTATTAGCTTTGTATTCTGGATATATTGTATGTCTAAATGTCGGGTACTCAGTAAAGCACATAACAACATCCTTATCCCCTTCAGCAATAGCTTGGTATCGTTCAATTCTTTGATCAATAATTTGATGTACTTCCTGTGCATCAAACTTAAAACTCCACAAGTCTCTCATCCACTCATACTCTCTTTCAGCGTTAATACATGAAGTAAAAACAAGCCAATCAGCGTCAATTAGTAAAGTCATTAGTTTCCGAAGTAAGTGGACATAGGTACTACAAGTCTTCCTGTGCTTTGGTCATATAATAATTTATCTATTGGTCCTGTCATTCCTGTATGTCTGTTCTTCAGTACTCGTAGCTGTAGTTCTGCTCTCTCTGCATAGCTTTCCGACTGCTGATTTCTTTCTGCACTTATACATAAATCTGATAGCTGTAAAATTCCAGAGCTACCTCTTAAGTCAGATGTGCTTACAGTCTGTCCTTGTTCGTGCGAAAGACCAGGTGGTCTTCTTAAATGGCTGACAAGAATCAAACCTATGCCAGTAGATTCAACGACCTGTCGTAATTTTGTACAGGCAATATCAATAGCTCTTCTCTCATCCACATTAT